GGCGAGATGCTTTGTTGGTAGCTCTACTGGAAACCGCTCTCGAGCGTCTCGGACCAGACGCGGCAGAGAATCTCGCCCATGACGTTGGGCAGGACTACGGTCGTACGCTCGCAGCATCTGTGGGGCCATCAGACTCGTCACGCACGGTGAAAGAGGCGATGGCATCGATTGCTGGTTTATTGACCGCCCATGGTTTTAATGCTCGAAGTGAAGATAGCGAGCACACATCGTCCATAGTTTCTGAAAACTGCCCATTTGGATCAGCCGCTCAACACCACCCGGTTCTTTGTGCGGTTGACCGGGGACTCATCGGTGGGATGCTCGATGGACTGGGCTTAGAGCGAACCAATGTCACCCTTACCTCACGTGCACGTGGCGATAGTGACTGTCGCGTAACTGCTTAACTGGCATCGTGCCCTCTTCCAATACTTCGTCAGTTTCACTTGGCCGAATTGCTCGCGACTGGTTTACGTTGGGGGCCACCGGCTTTGGTGGACCACCGGCTCACATTGCGCTACTTCGTAAGTTATGTGTAGACAAGAACAAATGGATTGCCCACGAAGAGTTTGAAGACGCAATCGCTACGACCAACCTTCTTCCTGGTCCTGCATCCACCCAACTCGCGATCTATTGCGCGTGGAAGTTGAGAGGATTTGCAGGTGCCGTAGTTGGTGCATTGGGATTCATCTTGCCTGGGCTCGCTTTGATTATTGGACTCTCAGCACTCTTTTTTGCCTCAGCACCACCCCACTGGGTTATTGGTGTGGCCGCTGGCGCAGGAGCGGGCGTCCCCGCCATTGCCCTTTATGCAGCCGCGCAACTTGCCCCGCAAAGCTGGCAGCGCGCTAAGAGTGCTTCGAACACAAAGTGGCGTTGGATGTTTTATGTGGTAGCCGGAGCCACCACATCAATTTTCTCTCCGCAATACGTAGTTCTAACAATGTTGGCTTGTGGCCTCTTAGAAATATCTCTCAGTTCAACCGCTCACGGCTTTATTCCCCTGGCTTTAGGAAAAACAATCGTGATGGGCTCATTCGCATCCATTGCCTGGGTGGCCTTTAAGGTCGGCGCGCTCTCCTACGGAGGCGGTTTTGTCATCATTCCCTTGATGCAACATGACGTTGTTTCTACCTATCACTGGATGACTAATGCTCAGTTTCTGAATGCCGTGGCCCTCGGACAAATCACCCCCGGGCCGGTAGTACAAACGGTCTCGGCGGTTGGTTACGCCGCTCGAGGATTAACCGGTGCGCTGATTGCCGCACTCGTTGCCTTTACCCCATCATTTTTCTTCGTAGTTGGTGGCGGAAAACACTTCCAGTCCATCCGTTCAAATCCAAAGGTGACGGCATTTCTTCGCGGGGCCGGACCATGCGTCATCGGTGCAATTTTGGGCTCGGCAATCACGCTGGGGCGAGAACTCGGTCACTGGTGGCAACTGCCGGTATTGGCTATGGTCGCCTTGTGGGTGTTTTCAAAGCGTAACGCCGTGATTGCTCTCGTTAGCGCCGGAGCAATCGGAGGGCTTGTTGCCCTCACCCACCTCGCCGTTTAGTGCAGTCCGTACCTAGAAAGAAATGGTTTCGCGATAGCACGCTGAGCTGCTGAAGGATGCAGTCGTAAAAACAATTTGAATTGTGATTTTGCGAGCGCTTGATTCTGAGGAGTCGAAGCCGCAACAATCCCGTAATAGAGATGCGCCGCCGGGTTCAGTGGCGCGACCGAAATTGATTTGGCGAGCAGAGTAATTCCCCGCGACATCAATTTGGTGTCCTTCGTTGTACTGCCAGCCGAAAAGGTGAGCCAACCAGACTGAATAAGCGCCTCTGGATTCTGTGGCGAGAGTTCTAAAACCTGCTGATACGCACTCAGCGCGGCCGTTACGTTACCTCCCGCCAAGTCAGCTTCCGCCTGCAGACTGAGCTGGTGAATACGTTGAGACTGACTCAGGGATAGGTTTCCGGTACTTGAACTGCCCGCTTGGCGCAGGCTCAGGGCCGCGACCACCGAACCGAGTGCCGCGAAAAGCAGGCACGAAACACCCAAAATCAGAAGGCTTTTTCTGCGTCGGCGAATCTTTTTGGGAGCCACCTCCACCCAACTTGCCAGTTCTTCTTCAAGCTTTGCAATTGCTCGCTCATCTCGCTCGACGAGTGCGGTTAGCTCATCTTGACTTAGATCCCCAGTATCGAATTCTTCGCGCGCGTCAACAATGGAAGCCCTCCGAAGCGCAATTTCATCGAGAATCGTCTCGCGATTTCTCATTTCCTATTGCTTCTCAATCTAGTTAGAACCGCACCTAACGTAACCACGACTAAGAGCGGGAAGATCCAAAGTATCGCCCCGAGGCCACCCGTGGACGGGCTCAGCAAAATAGATGAGCCGTACTGAGACTCCAACGTAGTGAGAATTCTGGTGTCCGAGTGCCCTTTTGTCACTTCGTTCTCGATGAATCTTCTAACCGCCAGTGCCGAAGTTGAATTGGAGTTGTAGACCGACAAGTTCTCGCAACTCGGGCACTTCACCAATTGCTCCAAGTGAACTATTCGTTCGCGCACACCATTTCCCACAGGGTGCTGCAGTACAGCGAGCCCAGCAAGGAGCACCATCGCAATTAGCCAGAGACGAAATGACTTAAAGATCTTGCTCATTGAATATTCGCAATCACTGCAGAGAGTTGCTTCGCGCTGATTGGCCCAATGAGTGAAGCAGCGATAATTCCCTTTTTGTCAATCACGAATGTGGTTGGTGGCGAGGTAACCCCGAATGAGTTTGCAATCACGCCATTGGAGTCAATGAGCGAAGGATAGAGCGATCCATACTTAGTTTGAAAGTCTCTCGCAGCTGAGACGTAGTCATTAAATACGACGCCAATTAAGTTCACTGTCTTTCGGTTTTCCCAGGCGAAGGTCGAAAGCTCAGGCGCTTCTGCGATGCACGGCGCGCACCAGGAAGCCCAAAAAGAGATAACCGTCACTTTCCCCTTGGAGTAGTTCCACTTTGACCCGCTCAGTGTTGCACCCATGAGTGCGGGTGCTGGCTTTCCAAGCAAGGGACTCTTTGAGTTTGCGGCATCGGTTACTGGGCTCCGTGTAGCCAAGAGCAGCCCGAGAGCCAGGGCGAGCACCAAAACGAATGTCGTCGCCACGGCAATAGGCCGCTTCATGAGCGCTCCTCTTTCCGGTGGTGCCGTCTCACAAATGACAGCGCGCTGCCAAGTCCAATTACTAACCCGCCGATCCACAGCCAAGCCAACAAAGGTTCAGCGGTGACACCAAGAACTACCGAGCCTGCCGGAAGACTCGACTGGACCTGCGCTCCCGAAGCTGCTCCGTTGCCACCAATTGCGTCAAAGGTCACGTACACGTCGCGAATGAGATTCGAGTCAATGGCTGGCGTGCCAACCGACTGGGCGGCTCTTCCCCGGAAAGTAGTTATGGCTGGGTACAAACGCGCACCATCCACCGAAACAAGCAGCTGGGTGGAGTGCTCCAAAGCGTTATTAATTATGCGAAATCCCTGAAAACCAATTCGATGTCCATCGACGACTGTGGTTTGGCCCTTGGCGAGAACCACTTCAGATCGGAAGGCGTAAGAAGTTGAGGCAACAATACCTAACGCCAAAACCACTACGCCGATGTGAACAACCATGCCGCCGACGCTTGGGGAACGCCACAGGGTTTTCAGTTCACCCTTTTCTACTGCAGACTTCCAAAGTCCCAGCAAAGTTCGTACTGCCGCTCCCGCGGCAAAGACTCCCAGCCAAAGTGACACTAAAACCAAATAGTTTTTGACTCCAAGGGCAATGCCTAGCGCAACAGATCCAAAGGCAACCCAGGCCACCACTCGGATTCGACTCCATAGAACTGAAACCGAAACGCTACGCCAAGAAACAATTGGCGCAAGTCCCATCAATACCAGGATGAAAACTCCAGCGGGCGCCGCAACATTTGCGAAATATGGCGTACCAACTGTGACCTGCTGACCATTAATTGCTTCGAATAAAAGTGGGAAGACTGTACCTAAGAGAACAACAATTGCGAAACCTACGAACAAAATGTTGTTCGCCACAAAAAGCCCTTCACGCGAGAATGGCTGTTCCACGCCAACGCTCGAACGAAGCCGGTCCCCTCGCCAGATAATTAGACCAGCGCCCAGTGTTACAACCACGAGGAACATCCCCATCAAGATTGGGCCAAGCGTGCTCGAGGAAAATGCGTGCACACTTTGCAATACCCCCGAACGGGTGAAAAAGGTGCCGAGAACGGTGAGGGCGAAGGTCGCCACGGCCAGAGCCAGGTTCCAAACCCGGAAAAGCCCTCGGCGATCTTGAACGATAACTGAGTGGATATACGCAGTGGCAGTCAACCAAGGTAAAAGAGCTGCATTTTCAACTGGGTCCCAGCCCCAGAAACCACCCCAACCCAGGACTTGGTAACTCCACCAAGATCCCAGAACGATTCCCACCGAGAGGGCGCCCCACGCCAAAACGGTCCATCGTCGTTGCTCTAAGGCCCAACGCTCATTGACCCTCCCGCTAATGAGGACTGCAATAGCGAAAGCGAACGGAACTGAGAATCCCACGAAGCCGAGATACAGAAGTGGCGGGTGGATTGCCACCAGAGGGTTGTCTTGCAGCAACGCGTTTGGCCCGGCACCTTGGAGCACGTGCGCGGTGTTCTTGATGAACGGATCAGCTGGCCCGACGAGCAGAAATGTAAAGAACGCTTGAACCGCAAAGAGCACCATCGAGGCGGCCCGAACAACCTGCTCATTCTTTTTTTGACGGTAAAACCAAAGAACACCAATGACAACTAGCGACTGAAGCAAAACCCACAGGAGAAGGCTTCCCTCAAGAGCCGACCATACGCCAGTGATGGAGTACAGGAGCGGTGTAAAAGTTGCATTGTTCTCCGCCACATAGGCCAGGGAGAAATTGTGAGTAACGAAGGCTTGCATCATTGTCCCCATGGCTAGGACAATTCCAAGTAGCGCCACTACACCCCACGGCCAAGTACGGGAGGCCTCTGCTTTCTTCCAACTCTTCAATTGAGTTATGAATCCCCCAACAGCACCAGCCATGCAGAGGTAGAGACCGAGTCGGCCAATGAATACGCTCATCGGACTGAACCGTTCGGCGCCTTAACTCGCTTGGGGTGTTTGGCTATATAGGTCGAGGAGTGTTTCACCATTATTTGTGATCCATCGAAATTGTCGCTGTGCGCAGAGACGAAATGCCCCACCACCACGACCGGAATATTCGCTTGAAAGAGCTGTGGCGGAGTTCCGTGCGAAACCACGAAAACTTGGCCGTTTGAGCCGGTAAGGAAGAACGACGCGCCAGTGGAAGTTCGAGTAATCGAATGTGGCTTAACGAGACCTTCAAGGCGAATTTCCTTTGTCCCGATAGTTGTTCGCTGAGCGAGGGCCTCATCAACCGTCTTGAAGTAGTTCAATGAACTGAGCAGACCTTGGGCCAGCAGAGCAATCACACTGATCGCTAGCGCACCAAGCACCAACAAGTTACGGCGGCGAGCGCCACTCTTAATTTTCGGCGGTACTACCGGTGTGAGTTCGTCAGCGTTATTACTTGCCACTTCGCGTGCTCCGCCACCACAACGAAAATCCGTACAGTGCCATTGCGCCGATAGTGATGAGATAGCCAGCGTTTACGTAACTCATGATGCCGGAACCTCACCACGACGCTGTTCAATCGACGCCACGAGTTTTGTGTGAAGCTGCTTGTCTCGAGCCACTTCAATGCGATAGCGAGTGCGCAAGAACCAGAAGAATGTCAGAGTAAAGGCCAGGAAACTCAGAAGCAAGGTCAGGGCCATCGATCCGTGTACTTTTAAAGTCCGATTAGAGGTGAAGACCGAAGCCCCTTGGTGCAGAGTCTTCCACCAGATAACCGAGAAGTGAATAATTGGCACGTTGATTGCCGTGAGAATGCAAAAGACTGCTGAGCGACGAGCGCGGATTTCACGGTCGTCATTCGCTCGGCGAAGCGCCAGATATCCCAATGCGAAAACGCCCAAGATTGCGGTTGAGGTCAGTCGTGCGTCCCATGCCCACCAGACGCCCCACGTTGGTCGGCCCCAAATAGAACCAGTTATTAGCGTCAGCGCGATGAAAAAAACCGAGACCTCAATCGCCGAGTGAGCGATGCGGTCCAACGATTCGGCCCGGGTTCGGGGCCAGAGATACATTGCGCTCGCCACCGTTGCGGTGCCAAAGGACACGTAGAGAGCTACCCAGGCCATCGCGGGGTGGATGTACAAGAGGCGTACCAAATCTCCTTGAACTTGGTCTGGGGGCGTAACGAAGTAGCCCAGCCAAAAAGTCAAGCCCAGGAGTAAAAGTGAAACTGGTCCGAGCGCGCGGCGCCCTAGTTCTTTCATCATGATTCCTCCATTACACCGTAAAGGAGAATCCCCACACTTGAATACGCCACCAGGGAGATGAGCAAAAGGCTCCACCAAACCGCAAGCCCGCCCCCATAAACAACACCGGAATAGGCCCTTTCGCCAGCGATAAGTAGCGGAGCGAAGGCCGGTAGAGCCAATATGGGGAGCAAAGTGACCGAGGAGTTTTCCGAGCTGGTCATCGCCCCATAGAGCGTGCCCGCCAACGAGAGAGCGGCAATCGTTACCGCAATGCTCGGTACGGCGATCAAAGTCTTAGCCCGGTCCACGTGAAGAAACACAACTGTGCCGGTTAAGAGAACTGCACTCGCTACCCACATTTCAATCGTTAACGCGATTGCTTTACCCAGAAACACTCCAGCCGGATCAAGTCCCAGCGTCGCGACTGATGCTCTGGTTCCACGGTCCGACTCGATTGCCTGCGAACGATTGATCATCAACAAAGCCATAAGGGTGACAACAATGAAAAACAATCCAGGACCGGCGTGGCTGCGTCCCGCACCATTGGGGCCCATGGCCAAACCACAAAGCAGGAGCGCCATTACGCCAAAGGGCAATACTTGCCACGCCAGAACACGTGAGCGAAGTTCAATTCGCAGATCTTTAATCGCAACGAGCTTGGCAATGCGGATCATGAGCTTGAAACCACCCGCCCACCAGCCATCATGATGGTACGAAATTTTCTCTTGCCTAGTTCGAGGTCATCGTGCGAACTCAGGATTACCGTGGCCCCAGCTTCAGCGGCATCAGAAATAATCCCCTCGACAAACTGACGGCCTTGGGCGTCAATTGACGCATACGGCTCGTCCAGAAGCCAAATTTCAGGTCGGCGAAGCAAGAGCCAAGCAACCCCCATCCGGCGGCGTTGACCGGCGCTCAGAGATTTCGTCGGTGCATCAATGCGATGGGCCAGCTCGACTCGCTCAAGAACTGGTGCGACTTTTTTAACGTCAATTTGAAGCGCTGAACAAGCGAAGATCAAGTTTTCTCGAACACTGAGGTCCCCGTAGAACGAACCTTCGTGCCCCAGCCAGCCAACATGACGTCGAACCTCCCGACGATTGTGCCTTGTCAAGTCAACGCCCGCGACTGTTCCTTCACCATTGCTCAGGGGAAGCAGTCCGCCAATTAACTGCAGCAGGCTCGTTTTGCCCGCACCGTTGGGGCCCTTAATAACGTTGATGGTTCCTTGTTCGATTGCAATCGTTGTTCCACTAATTAATGGAAAGCCATTCGAAACCACTACGGCGTCTAGAAGATCAACACTCGCACGCATTATGAGCCTTGGGAGTGGGCCAATTTAAGGTCAGCCTCAACCATCATTTCAATCAGCTCTTTGAACTCAACCGTAGGTTGCCAACTTAAAATCTCTTTGGCTTTGTTCGAATCTCCGACCAACAAATCGACTTCGGCAGGTCGGATGAACGCGGGATCGGTCACGACAAATTGTTCATAGTCGAGGTCAACCAACTTGAAAGCCAATTCACAGAGTTCACGAACCGAGTGAGTTTTACCGGTCGCAATTACGAAGTCACCGGGGGTTTCTTGTTGAACCATTTGCCACATCGCCTTAACGTAGTCACCAGCGAAGCCCCAATCGCGCTTCGGCTCCAGACTTCCAATTCGGAGTTCCTTTTGTTGACCCAATTTGATCCGAGCCACCGCGTGTGTAACTTTTCGAGTGACAAACTCAAAACCTCGCCGAGGAGACTCGTGATTAAAGAGAATTCCGCTCGAGGCGTGAATTCCGTAACTCTCTCGGTAGTTCACGGTGATCCAGTGACCATAAACCTTGGCGACGCCATACGGACTGCGCGGGTAGAAATCGGTTTCTTCGTTTTGCGGTACCGACTTTGCGCGTCCAAACATCTCCGAAGAGCTGGCTTGATAGAAGCGAATCTCTGGGTCTACGAGACGAATCGCATCGAGCATTCGAGTCACACCGAGTGCGGTTGTTTCGCCGGTCAAGGTAGCTTGGCTCCAGGAAGCACCGACAAAGGTTTGGGCGGCCAAGTTGTAGACCTCTTGGGGCCGGTAGTCGCGAAGCACATTCATCAGCGATACCTGGTCACTAATGTCCCCAGATACCAAGGTCACCCGATCTTGGATGTGGGCGATGCGCTCAAGGTTTGCTGAGGCGCTTCGGCGCATAAGTCCAATTACCTCGTAGCCCTGATCGAGCAGGAATTCGGCGAGGTACGAGCCATCTTGGCCCGTAATGCCGGTAATTAGTGCTCGTTTACTCATGGGCTCGTCCTTTTTGGCAATTGTGTTATCGCCAGTGCTTTATCTTAGGGCAGCCCTTGATTTTGGCTAAAGGGCGTAAAGTTTCCCAATGCCCCGTATCGCCATCGTTAGTTACCGATTGGGCGGAACCGATGGGGTTTCGATTGAGGCCGATAAGTGGCGTTGGGCCTTTGAATCCCTAGGCCACGAGGTCCAAACAATCGCTGGCGGTGGCGCCCCAGATGTGCTCATCACGGGGATGGGAATGTACGACTCGCCCACGGACCTCGAGCCTCAGTTGCGCGAGGCGTTAGAGGGTTTCGATCTGGTGGTCGTCGAAAATGTCATTTCTTTACCCTTAAACGAATCTCTCCGGGAGTGCTTGTATCGAGTGCTCGAAAATCGCGTAGCAATTTTTCACCATCATGATTTGTCTCTTGACCGCCCAGCGATGAGTCACCTAGAGCCGCCGCGAAAGAACCCACTGTGGACGCACGTCGTAATTAATGAGCACTCCCAGAAATTGCTAAATGGAGTCGGGGTTGGCTCGCTGCTCATGCGCAACCGCTTTGAAATTAATCCCCCACTGGGCGACCGAGACAACACACGCCGAGAGCTTGGGTTGGACGATGAACTCCTTGCGCTCTTTCCTTCACGCATTATCGAACGCAAGAACCCGGCTCGGGCGCTGCGTTTCGCAAACCAAATTGATGCAACTTTGTGGATTCTTGGTGACGTCGAGGACTCCTATGACAAAGAATTCAATGACCTCGCTGCCTTGCAAGTACGACCATTCCGTCATCGGCGCTCACCCGGAACAATCGATGATGCTTACGCGGCTTCTGACGTCGTGGTTGTTTCCTCTAACTGGGAGGGTTTCGGGAATCCGGTCATCGAGTCAGTTACTCATCGTCGACCTCTGGCGGTACACAACTATCCGATTCTGCACGAGATCATGCAGTTTGGCTTCGCCTTTTTTGATATTCACGACCCGGACACTTTGCGTCGTTTTCTCGCTTCGCCCAATCCAGCAATCTTTGATGCCAATCTGGCAATCGCGGCCGAACACTTCAATCTCGATGATTTGCCCAAGCATCTCGATGCTCTAGTTGCCTACGCTCTCTCGCTTTAGGGCACTAATCTTTCACTCATGGTCCTACCCGATGATCGCCCCCAAAGCCTTGAGCGCCGCGAGCAACTGCTTCTAGTTGCCCGAAAAGTATTCGCCGAGCGCGGATTCACCGCCACCACGATGGAGGACATTGCCAAAGAGGCCGGCTTTACTAAGCCAATTTTGTACCAATTCTTCAAATCTAAATCCGAGCTGTACAACGAAATTATTAAGCGCACCTCGGAGCAACTCATTTCCCGTCTGCGCGACGCAGTTGCTGAAAAGGACAACGCCAAGGACCGCATCGAGGTTGCCTTTCAGGGGTACTTCGACATGGTCGTGAGCGAGACCGACGCCTTCCGCATCCTTTTTATTCACTCGCACGACTCGGACGCTGTAATTGATCTACGCGATATGGAAATTGACTTCGTTGCGTTTATCGAGCGGCTCATTACTATTCGCATTAAGCCCGACCACCGTAGACAACTCGCAGCCAGTGTTGTTGGTATCGCCGAGGGTGCAGCGACCGCGTGGTTGATGCAACAAGAAAACCGTGGCTGGCCATCTCCCGAACCCGGTATTGCCAATCGCCTCGCCGCTCGGGCCGCCGCATTGGCGTGGGGTGGCTTGCGAAGCGTAGAGCAGGACTAAAACAAAAAAGTCGCCGCCCGAAGGCGGCGACTCTCTGTTTAAAACGTAATTACTTAGTTAAGGATGACTCGCTTGGCGAGTGGACCACGGTCACCTGGTTCGATGTCGAACTCAACCTGCTGGCCCTCCACCAAGGTCTTGCGACCGTCACCTTGAATCTCTGAATAGTGAACGAAAACATCTGGCTGGCCTTCACACGCGATGAAGCCCCAACCCTTTTCGTCATTGAACCACTTAACGGTTCCTGTAGCCACGTGGCCTCCTTGTTGCTTTAGAACCAATTTCTTGATTCCGGAGGAACCACAACGGCAACCTCTGCGCTAAATCTAGTTGAGCGGTGGAGATAATGCGAAAGTATTTCTAGTGACGAATGACAGTTCCTGAGGGGGAATCTTCCACAATCCAGCCCAAATTCACCAAACTGTCACGTAAACGGTCTGCCTCAGCCCACTCTTTGGCTGCTCGCGCTTCGTCTCGAAGGCGGACTATTTCCGCACTTTCGGGGTCAATTTCAGCTCCGCGGCCGTTCAAACTCAGGCCCAGAGCACCAAAAAGAACATTTACTGCCTGAGCCAAGCTCTCAGCCTCGTCAGCCTTACCTTCATCGCTCAACGCGTTCGCTTGGCTCACCGCCTCAAAGAGCGCCGCCACTGCCAATGGAGTGTCGAGATCATCTTCAAGGAACCCTGAGAACTTTTCACCGAGTTTGACGGCGAGGTCACTCGAAGGAAGCTGCGAAGCCGATACCAATTCGGGTCCGGCCAAACTAGGGAGAGTAAATCGACGAGCGAGTCCGTCCAAGCGTTCAAGGGCGCGTTCAGCATCTTCGATGGTCGCAGGCGACACTTCAATTGGTGAGCGGTAGTGGGAACGAAGCACCAAGAGTCGATAGGCACGAGCGTCAGTGCGTTCGAGTAGATCTGTGAGAGACGTGAAGTTTCCGAGTGACTTACTCATCTTCTCCCCCTCCACCATGACAAAGCCGTTGTGCGCCCAGTGCTGGGCAAAGCTGTGACCAGCGGCTATGGCCTGCGCACGTTCATTTTCGTGGTGAGGAAACTTAAGGTCGAGTCCGCCACAGTGCAGGTCAAACCCATCACCGAGTAAACCCAAGCTCATCACCACACATTCGGTGTGCCAACCTGGTCGACCATCACCGAATGGAGCGGGCCATGACGGTTCGCCCGCTTTCGCATTCTTC